GAAGAGTCTATGTCACACCAGAGGGTAATAAATATCCATCTGTTACTACTGTCATTGGTAATAACCCCGACAAAAAAGCAGGCATTGCCAAGTGGCGGCGTCGTGTTGGTGAGGAAAAAGCAAATCGTGTCTCCACTCGTGCCGCAACACGCGGCACAGACTTCCACCTCATGTGTGAAGACTACCTAAATAATAAGTACGACGAGGAAAAATTCAAGGGTAAACATTTACCCTTGATGATGTTTAAAAATGCGAAGCAAACTTTAAGTCGTATTAATAATATCTACGCGCAAGAGGTAGCATTATATTCAGACCACTTGGAGATAGCGGGGCGCGTAGATTGTGTCGCTGAGTTTGACGGTGAGTTATCTATCATTGACTTTAAAACCTCAGCAGAAGAAAAGAAGCTCAAGTGGATTGAAGATTACCTGATACAAGAAACAGCATATGCATGTATGCTGTTGGAAAGATACAAACTAAAAGTAAATAAAATAGTAACTATCATCGCTTGCGAAAGCGGAGACACTCAGGTGTTTGTAGAAACACCAAAGAAGGAATACCTTCAAAAATTAATCGGGTACATAGACCACTACAAAAAAACCTATGAATAAAGGAGACATATTAGAGGATAGATTTATGACTGCTGCAAAATTCTCTCAGGATGTAGAGAAGATTGCGTCTTATAATGAGATGAATTATATTGATGCTATCCTACATTACTGTGATGTAAATAACATTGAGGTTGAAACGGTGCCTAAACTCATCACGAAACCTCTCAAAGAAAAACTGAAGCATGATGCTCAAGAGCTCAACTTCATTAAGAAAACGTCCAGAGCAAAACTAATGCTAGTATGAAAGACTTCTTCGACTCAGATATCGTGCAGGAAGAGGCGCGAGAAATGGAAAGGTTGCAAGCAAAAGCAATGCAACTCACATTGGCAGCACCACTAGAGGGCACGAAAGAGCAGGCTCAAGAATATATTGAAACTGTTCGTGCTCTGATTCAGAAGCAACAAATCTTTTACACTAGAATGAAACTGTCCGATGACCCCAGGGCAAGGTCAATGGTGAAAGACATTGAAGAAGGTGCTAAACTACTCTACGGGTGGTGGGGCACCGAAGATGTCCGCAACCTCATGGGGTTGATGCTGACCAAACTCGATGAGTTTGAGGCAGAGTTAGAGGCAAGGGGTTGACGCTGCCCTCTTGCCCTGTTATAATGACCGAGTGATACAGGCGTCACACAAACCAAATCCAAACTAATCCGAGAAAATCCTATGTCTTTTGCTGATCTTAAGCGCAAGTCTCAAAATTCTTTTTCTAACCTTACGAAAGAACTTGAGAAGGCAAACTCTTCCTCAAACGCAGACGAGCGTTTCTGGAAACCCAGCGTCGATGCTGCTGGTAACGGGTTTGCAATCATCCGTTTCCTCCCCGCGCCTGATGGTGAGGATGTGCCTTGGGCAAAACTGTATAGTCATGCCTTCCAAGGTCCTGGTGGATGGTATATCGAAAACTCCCTGACCACTATCGGTGGCAAGGACCCTGTTGGCGAGGTCAATCGCCGCCTTTGGAATAGCGGTAGCGATGCCGACAAAGAAACTGCGCGTAAGCAGAAGCGCAAACTGTCCTACTATGCCAACATCTATGTTGTCAAGGACAGTGCTAACCCTGAAAACGAAGGTCAAGTCAAACTGTATAAGTTTGGTAAGAAAATCTTTGATAAGATTATGGCAGCAATGCAACCTGAGTTTGAAGACGAGACCCCTATCAACCCGTTTGATATGTGGGAAGGTGCTAACTTCAAACTGAAGATTACCAACGTCGCAGGGTATTGGAATTACGACAAGTCAGAGTTTGCAGCACCGACTGCACTCTCTGCAGATGATTCCCAACTGGAAGCAATCTGGAAGTCAGAGCATTCTGTTGCTGCCTTCACTGCTCCAGAAAACTTCAAGTCCTATGAGGAGTTGGAGGAGCGTCTGAATCTGGTGCTGGGTGTCACTCAGACTCCCCAGGTCGCACGCCAACAAAAGGTCACCCGCACCCTCGATGAGGAGCTGGAGGACGAGAGCGAAGGTCGTGGTAGTTTCACTCCTGACTTCAGTGCCAAGCGTGAGACTGTCCCTGCAGCAACTGCTGATGAGGATGAGGACGACGCACTGTCTTACTTCGCTCGCCTTGCTGAGGAAGATTGATTGTTAGGGATTAAACATTAACCCAACCTTAAATCTAAATACACGGACTTCTGCTATAATACAGAAGTCCGTTTTTTAATGAGACAAGTAAACCAATACAAAGGAATTTTCAAATGAAAGCAATCGCTCTTGCTGCACTGGCACTGCCCATGATCGCAGCACCTGCCCTTGCAGGACCCTACGTTGAGTCCAAGCACGAATTTAAAGGCACTGATGAAGACTTCTCCAAGCAAGTCCATCAAGGTCGCCTTGGTTACGAATGGAAAACTGGTCGTTTCGCACCCTATATTGAAGGTGGTCTTGGCGTTACTGCTCCCGATGCTGGCGAAAACGAAACCTTCACTGCTCTTGAAGTTGGAAGTAAGGTAAAGATTACTGATAAGTTTTCTGCTTATGGTAAGTGGGAAAACATCTTCCAATCTGACAGCACCCGTGACTGGAAAGTTGAAGTCGGCACCAAGTACAAGTTCTGATAAGTGATTATGAAACTCAAAGCAATCGCTGCTGCCGCCTTGGCAGCACCCCTGGTGGTCGCCTGCGGTTCCACCGAGAATGCAGAAGTCAGTAAGCCTTTCACTCTGAATGGCGCTGGTGCTTCTTTCCCTGCTATGCTTTATCAGAACTGGACACAATCCTTTGCTGAAGACACTGGTAATCAAGTAAACTATCAAGCAGTTGGTAGTGGCGCTGGTGTCCGTCAATTCAAAGCAAAGACTGTTGACTTCGGTGCCAGCGATGGTGCTGTCGCTGATGCCAAACAACCTGCTGAAGGTATGGTTCACATCCCCATGACTGGTGGTGCTATCGTTCCTACCTACAACAACCCTGGATGTGAAGTCAAGATGACTCAGACTGAATTGGCTGATGTCTTCCTTGGCAAGATTGATAACTGGTCTTACTTCGGTTGTGCTGACCAGCGTATTGCTACAGTCCATCGCTCTGATGGCAGTGGCACTACTAAAGGTTTCACTAACTCACTGTCTGCCTTCTCTCCCGAGTGGAAAGCAAAGGTTGGCACTGGTAAATCTGTGAATTGGCCTGTTGGTATTGGTGGTAAAGGTAACAGTGGCGTTGCTGCTGGTATCACTAACACCCCTGGTAGCATCGGTTATGTTAACTATGGTTATGTCCGCAATGGTCTCCAACAGGTTGCCATTCAAAACAAAGCAGGTAACTTCGTGAAGGCATCTGCTGAGACTGCATCCGCTGGTCTCGGTGAGATTGTCCTTGATGACCAACTGCGTGGTGCCGACGCTAACCCCGCTGGTGCTAACGCATACCCTATCGTTTCACTCACCTGGATTCTTGCATACCCTGAGTATGAAAAGAATGAGGACGTGAAGACCATGCTACGCTACATGCTTTCCCCTGAGCAGCAAAGCAAAGCAGACTCACTGGGTTATGTGCCACTGCCTGAGGCACTGCGTCAGAAAGCACTCGCTGCTGTTGACACCCTAAAATGAAAACTGCATAGCAAAAACCAATTGGGCGGTAAAAAAATCCGCCCAATTTTTTTGTCTAAAAAGTCGAGTCAGATTCCTGCCTTCTTTAACTGCTTGCCAACATAGTTTGTTGACTTGGCATAGAAACTTTGCTTCTTAAATTCGTTGACAAACTCTTGGAGGTATTCACCTTTAAGAATATAGATTTCTCTACCCTCTTCATTCTTTCTACTTGCTTCCATGAAGTTGGTAACAGGTCTGGAGATGTTACTACCTAGAGTTGATGAGTATGTGAGAATACCACCTGCTCTACTGCTTACATAAGTAAACTCTCTAGACCTGAAGGCAGCATCTACTCTGAGTCCTGCCTGCTGCACTACATCACCATCAGTATTCTTTAGCTCTGTGGTCTCGTAGTATGCAATGTCGTCAGGATTTTCAACTAACTCTCGCAATTGATACTCAGTCACAGGCATATCAAACTGTGGATTGATTACATTGTTAGTTAGAATTAATACCCAATCATATAGTGGTGTGTCATATGCCATCTGTGCGATAGTGTCCCATCTATCACCCTCTTGAATAGCATAACGCTTGAAGAAGACAGCGTAACTAAATTTGTCAGGGTTGATTTGATATCTACGAAAGAAATTATTCGCAACCACATAGTCTGACTGTGAGAAAGGAAACTTGACAGGTTTACTGTCGTATTGGATGTTAGGTGATAGTGAAAAATACATCAGTATAATGCTCCTGACCCTGATACTTCATTAGCGTAGACCATCTTGGTCTCCTGGAAAGCAATGTCAATCTTGGTTGCTACTGGTGCTCCGTCTGGTCCAGTTGCCCATGCACCATCAGGGGTGTAACTTACATTGAAGTTAGTAATCACTGCTGGTTTATACTGTGTCACCCATTCATTTGCTTTGTTGCCAGTCATGAATGTAACGTCAACCAACTGAGGTAGAGTTACAAAGGATGCATTCTTATCACCAGCACCACCAAAGTTTGGAAGTGTTGCTACCTTAAATACCTGGATGATATTCCTAATCATGTCAGCGTCTGCCTTATTTCTTGGCAGCATCTTGAAACTTAGTGAGAAGTTTCTCATCTTTGGTCCTCTGTATAGGACTTCGGTGTTTGGATTCAATACTTGACCAGTCGCCACAGAGAATACATCATTGACTGTGACAGACCCGAAGTTTGTAGCGGAAAGAATACTAGAGACAGCGTTAGCAACACCAGTGCCTTTAGTGAAAAAGTTTTCTGTTGTGGTTGTAAATGTATTGAATGCTTCTCCCAACGCCTTTCCGCCCTTGCCAGCAGCTCCTTCACCAAAGGTTGACATAACACCTCTAGCAACTTCACTGAAGTTTTGTGAGTCCCAGTTACCACCATACTCGCCTTCAATATCTTCTGGCATGTATAGATGGAGAGTAGAATATTTTTCACCTACACCACTAGAAGATTGATTGTATTGTGCTTGGGTTGCACCAGCAGTCCCTCCACCTTGAGTGCTGAAAGGTGGAGTATACTTATAGAAAGTTAGTTTTACATAGTCGGTGGTAGCTTCAAACGCTTCTTCCCTTGGGTATCTATATGTGCCCCTTGGAATAGCTGATGTAGGATAACTACCTGCTTGGTTTGATGGTAACATTAACGTGAGTCCTCGATGTCTGATGTCTTACCGTAACCTTTAATGATTCTTTTCGCTTTGAATTTAAGGTTGTAAGATTCCGATGTCTCTTTCCATACATCGACCGACTTGTATGGAAATGTCTGACCTTTTCTTTCTCTAACAAATCTTTCTACAGGTAATGCAATAGCAGAGTCCCATTCATCGGACCCGAGGTCAAGTAGAAATCCATCCACATGGTCTGTAATATATTTATGGATGCAATTCTTGGGGACGTTAATCTTACCGCGTAGTAAATCTCTCACTACATACACACGTTTCTTTGGGTGTAGATAGTGTAAGTTTGCACCAATAAAATGGTCTTTGTTTGCTGTAATGGTATACACTAGTGGAAACTGGTCATAGTATGGAAGGTATTTCATCTTTGCTTTATACTCAAAGAGAAATAGTCTGCCTTGCCTGGCAT